TAATAATTTTAAAAAATTATACAATGCGTCAGATGTTACTAAACGAAATCGTAATGGACAAACAAAGTCTGGTTTATATTCTCTTTTTATCCCAATGGAGTGGAACTACGAAGGCTTTATTGATGAATACGGATATCCAGTTTTCGATAGTCCAGATCATGATGTGCTCGGACCAGACGGTGAATTAATAGATTACGGAATAATAGAACACTGGCAAAACGAAGCTGAAGGTTTAAAAGATGACCAAGATGCTTTAAATGAGTTTTACAGACAGTTTCCAAGAACTGAAGAACATGCATTTAGAGATGAAACAAGAAACAGTATATTTAATTTAGTAAGAATATACGATCAAATAGATTATAACGAAGGTACAAAGCCTGGTATTAGCAAAGGTAATTTTCAATGGGTTAACGGAATAAAAGACACGCAAGTAATATTTTACCCAGATACTAACGGTAGATTTAATATTAGCTGGACACCACCATTACATTTGCAAAACAAAATAATAACTAAAAACGGTATTAAATATCCTGGTAACGAGCACATGGGTGCTTTTGGTTGT